CAACTCGGCGCTGAAGCAGGAGTTCGCCGTGCACGCGTGGCTCGCGAACTGGGACGCGGTCGGCACCGGCAAGGACAACATCATCACCGGCAAGGACGGCAAGCCGGTCATGGTCGACGGCGGCGGGTCGCTGCTGTTCCGGGCGCAGGGCCTGCCGAAGGGTGAGCAGTTCACCGGCGACTCCGTGCCGGAGCTGAAGTCGATGCTCGACCCCTCCACCAACCCCGACGCCTCCCAGGTGTTCGCGGGGCTGAAGGCGAACGCGTCCGACGCGGACTACGTGGCCGGGGTGAAGAAGGTCCTGTCGGTCTCCCCCGCGCAGATCGACCAGATGGTCGACCAGACCATGTCGTCGCTGCCGCCCGCGCAGCAGGCGGACCTGAAGGCGAAGCTGAAGTCGCGCCGCGCGTTCCTCGCGAAGACCGCGGGCCTGGAACTGCCCGAGGACGTGAAGCCGCAGTACGCCCTCGTCGACGCCCAGGGCGGGACACCCCGCCCGTACGACCCGAAGATGGCCGACCAGAAGGCCGACCTGGTCACCATCGGCGGGAAGGACCAGTGGTTCCACACCGCCTCCGTCGGCGCGAACTCCGTCAAGGCCGGCGACGTCATCTACTTCCAGGGCGACCCGTCGGCGCCGTACGTGGTGACGAAGCAGGACCAGAAGCCCGGCGGCGGGAAGGTCGGCATCTGGGGCAAGCAGAACGGGACGGGCCCGGAGAAGTTCCTGTTCATCTCCCAGCCGTCCTCCGGCGAGCGTCAGGTGCAGGTGCAGACCACCCCGCCTCCGGGTTGGACGCCGCCTCCGCCGCCGCCGCCGCCGGTGCCGGGCGCGCCCCCGTCGAACACGAGCACGAAGGCTCCCGGCGGTGGATCCGCGAACGCCGCGTCGACGCTGTCCAACCTCAACAGCAAGCTGGACCGGTCGGTGTCCACGGGCAAGGCGTACGACCTGGCCACCCCGGAGCAGAAGGAGGCGCTGGCCGCGGCCGGGTTCAAGACGAAGGCGCAGTTCGTCGCGAAGGCCACGTCCCTGTCCAACCAGTGGGACGGGTCCTCGAACGACTCCAACGAGGACCTGCTCGCCTTCCACCGCGCGGTCGAGGCCGAGTTCGCCCTCGACCCCGGCCACACCGCGAAGTGGAACGGTGAGGTCGGCATGCTGAAGACCAAGGTCGACGACGTGCTGAAGAAGAAGGGCCCCGCGTACCAGGCGATGGCCCGGCTGATGTACCAGCAGACGCAGAACGAGCTGGACGCGGCCGGGATCCAGGAGGTCACCCTGTGGCGCGGCATGAGCTTCAGCGGCAACGCCCCGCAGTGGGCGCAGTCGTCGGGCACGAAGCACGTGCCGCTGCGGCCGCTGTCCTCGTTCACGTGGAACTCCAGCAGCGCCTTCCACGGCACGAAGATCGCCGCCACGGTGCCCCGGCAGATGATCTTCTCGTTCAACGGGACTGGGTTCGGCACGGCGTACGAGAACGAGGCCGTCGTCATCGGCGCCCACGTCGACTGGAAGGTCTCCAACCCCTCCAAGACCGTCGACACTGGGTGGATGGAGACGAAGGCCGACCAGCCCGACGACGGCGACCTCAACTGGGCCACGGACGAGACCGAGGACTGGCTGAAGACGTCCTGGCCGTACGTCGACGCCGACGGCGACGACGTCGACAACCTGGCCGACTTCTCCGACCTGTACCCCGACGTCGACCTGGTGCAGGTGCTGAGCCTGCCGGTCGGGCAGACCATGCCGGCGCAGCTGCGCGAGCAGCTCCTCGCGGCGATGGCCGACCCGGACGACGACGCGTTCCAGCGTCCGGCCGCGTCCGCGGCGGCCGGTGACAGCCGGCCGCAGACCAAGGCGGCCCCGTCCGGCGACGATGACGGGGACGAGTGGGCCGGACTGTGATGGAGGGGCCGGGTGGCATCGCCCAGCGGTGACAAGCGGGACCAGTTGCGCACGGCCGCAGCCGGTCAGGTGCAGCGCTGGGAGGACGAGCTGTCCTCCCAGCTGGACCAGCTGTGGGAGCGGCAGGAGGGCGTGATCCTGGCCCGCCTGCAGGGCACGAAGGCGCGGAAGGGGACGCGGCACTGGATGCCGCGTCCGCCGGTCACCGAGGTGAAGGCGCTGGACGAGTCGTACATCGTCGACCTGGCCCGGTGGGTGCTGGAGGCCGCGGCCGCGGCGCGGCAGGTGTTCACCGGCCTGTTCCAGGCGGTGGTGGAGCGGCTCGCGTCGACGCTGGGGCAGGTGCGGTCGGCGGTGACGTCGGGCGGGCCGACGCAGGCGCCGACAGCGAGCTCCTCGAGCAGCTCGTCGAGCTCGGCGTTCGGCTCCCCCGACCCGACATCTGCGGGCCCGCCACCGGCCGCCGACACCGCGCCGGTCCGCACGGACCCGGCCGCCGCCGACAGCCCCGCCACGGCCCGCACGGCCCCGGACACGGCCACTGCCGACGCCCCCGACGCGCTCGACGCGGGCACGTCGCCCGTGGACGACGCGCAGGCGCAGAAGCTGGTCGCCCAGCGCGCCGACGCGGTCGCCCAAGGCGTCCAGGACGCTGCCGCCGAAGTGCAGAAGGTCATCACCGACGGCGACGCCGCCGGGAAGCCCATGGACGCGATCGCCGACGACGTCCGCAAGACCTACGCCACCCGCAAGGACGGCTGGACCCGGCAGATCGTGCAGACCAACGTCGTCGGCGCGATGAACCAGGCGTCCCTGCTGGCCGCGACCAGCTTCGGGGTCAACCGCAAGCAGTGGCTGTCCTCGCATGACTCCCGCGTCCGCGAGACCCACCGCGAGGCCGACGGGCAGATCGTCGCGCTCGGCGACGACTTCCACCTCGGCGGGTTCGGCGGCCACCCGGCCGCCGCGCTGGCCTACCCCGGCGACCCGTCCGGGCCCGCGGACGAGTGGATGAACTGCCGCTGCACCCTGCTGTTCCCGATGCCCGCCCTCAGCGCGGCCCCGTACGTCGCGCCCACCGGGTACGGCTCCGGCTCCCAGTCCTCCGCCGACCAGGCCGCGTCCGCGGCCGCCTGACCTTCCCCGCGAAGGAGCCCCCCGTGGACGACCTCCCCGCCTCCACCATCCCCGCCGCGCCGCCGCGGTGGACGGACTACGTGCACCTCGACGACGTCACCCGCGCCGGACTGAACCCCAAGGACCACGACCTGGAGGTCGTGAAGCGGTCGATCCGCCGATTCGGGTTCGTCGACAGCGCCGTGCACGACGGCCGCACCGACCGCATCATCGCCGGGCACGGGCGCCTGGAGTCGCTGCAGGCGATGCACGCCGCCGGGGAACCCGCACCCGACGGGATCCTCCGCCACGAGGACGGCGGCTGGATGATGCCCGTCCAGATGGGGTGGGCATCCCGCTCCGACGAGGAGGCCGCCGCGCTGCTCGTCGTGCTGAACAAGGCCACCGAGCTCGGCGGCTGGGTCGAGGACGAACTGTCCGACCTCCTGCAGGGGCTGCGCGCCCACGACGACGGCGACCAGCTCCTGCAGCTGTCCGGGTTCACCATCGCCGAGGCCGACGCCCTCCTGGCCAAGCTGAACCCCGAACCGCCCACCTTCGACCCCGTCGACGACGGCACCCGCCTGGACCAGAAGAAGCCGACGTGCTGCCCCTCCTGCGGGTTCCAGTGGCGGTTCGGCCCGCGAGGGCAGGTCGAACCGGTGTGACCGAGCTGAAGGTCGCGCCGTGCTCCTTCGAGGCCGCAAAGTGGGCCGTCGAGCACTGGCACTACTCGGCCCGGATGCCGCGCGGGCGGGCGGTGAAGTTCGGCGTGTGGGAGGACGGGCAGTTCGTCGGCGCCGTCGTCTTCGGATCCGGCGCGAACGACGCGATCGGGTCGCCGTACGGGTTGGATCAGATCGAGGCGTGCGAGCTCGTGCGGGTCGCGCTGAAGACCGGCCACGCGAGCCCCGTCACGCAGATCGTCGCCGAGGCGCTGCGGCAGTTGAAGGCCGGGTCGCCGGGCCTGCGGCTGGTGGTGTCGTACGCCGACCCCGAGCACGGCCACCACGGAGGCATCTACCAGGCCGGGAACTGGATCTACGACGGGGACTCCACCCTGAACAAGGAGTACCTCGTCAACGGTCGCCGCTACCAGGGGAAAGCGCTGCGGCAGACCCGGTCCACCCACCCGCGCGGCGGCGGCGACTACCCGAACGTGCTTGCATGGGCCCGCGCGGTGCTGGACCCGAACGCGACGGAGTGGCACGTCGCGCGCAAGCACCGGTACGTGATGCCGCTGGACCGGGCGATGCGTCGCACCGTCGAGAAACGTCGCCTGCCGGCACCGGCCCCGTACGCTGACCGGGCGGTGCAGGCGTCGTAGGAGTACGCGCCCGGCCTCCGGCTGGGAGAGGCAGGTTCGATCCCTGCGCACCGCTCCACCGCACGTACCGTCGAGCGCCGACGCTGACGGCGTGCCGTTGGCATCCTGACGCGCATGGGTGCTGACGGTCTGACGCACGGGATCGACGCCGAAACGCTCGCCAAGCTGGCGGCGTTCTCGCGGATGCTCCCCACCGAGGAGAAGGCGGACCCCGCACCCGCCGACAGTTTGCTCGGCTCCCCCGAGGATGCCGAACCGCTCGACCAGGACGTCCTGGATGAGCTGCGCCGGGAGGAGAAGTACGACACCACCCCGGTGGGCACGCCGGGTGGGAAGCAGAACTGGGTCGACAAGGCCGGCGGGCTGCCGTCGTTCATCCGCGCCGTCGCGCACGCGCTGATCCGCGCCGGCCGGGACGAGTCGACGGCGATCGCGATCGCGGTCGGGCGGGTCCGCTCGTGGGCTGCCGGCGGCGGGAACGTGTCGGCGAAGACGAAGGTGAAGGCGGCCGCGGCGATCGCGGAGTTTGAGCTGAAGGCGAAGGGCTCCAAGGCCGACCCCGCCGCCGCGAGCTCCTCGAGCTCGGCGCCCGCGCAGCCGAACCACGACGACGGGGTGATGGTCGCCCTGTACCCCGACCCCGACGTCGCCTCCAGCCTTGCGGTGCCCGGCGGGTCCCCCGCCGACGACCTGCACGTCACCCTCGCCTACCTCGGCTCCACCGCCGACGTCGACGGCCTGCAGGACCGCGTGCAGTCCGCGGTCTCCTCCGTCGCGCACGGCTCCCCACCGCTGGCCGGGCAGGTCGGCGGGCTGGGCCGCTTCCCCGCGGGCGACGACGGCACCCCCGTGTGGACGCCGGTGGACGTGCCGGGCCTGTCCGCGCTGCGCGAGCAGCTCGTCGCCGCGCTCGGTGACGCCGGCGTCGACGTCCGCACCGACCACGGGTTCACGCCGCACATGACGCTCGGGTACGACCTGCCCGACGACGTCGACGTGCCGGCCGC